TCTGACAGAGGTCTCCATGGAGGTGACGCTGTCTGCAGAACACGGCGTGAAGCCCAGGAGCACCATCGCCACCATCGAGAAGGCCGTCCGGAATGGCACGGTGGAGACACTCGTCATCGGAGGCAAGGTCCTCGGGTGGTCGAGCCACAAGTGGTACATCGAATCCGTGTCCGAGACCTGGGAGGAGATCTGGAACAAGGGCGAGCTGGTCCGGGCAAAGATCACGCTGAATTTTAAGGAATACGTGTAGGAGGGAGACGATGGGACATTATATCAACCACATCGATATCGTCATGGGCGAGGAGCTGCCGGAGATCGAGCGCATCGACTCGCAGCTTAAGACCCTCATTCTCTCCGCAGAAGGAACGATACCCGGGAGCAGAGGCTTCGGCCTGCCGCAGAACTTCGTGTCCATGAATCCCAGAGAGGCGGAGAACATCATCGCCATCGAGCTGGAGGAGAAGGTCGCGGAGTACATCCCGGACATCACCATATCGGATGTGAGTGCCGAGGCGAACATTGACGGCACTCTGTCTGTTGAAATCTTCGTGGAAAGGAGGGAATAGAAATGGCACTGATAGACGAGATTGCGAATCTGCCGGACGTGAGTTTCATTGACGGCGTGACATTGGATGATATCCAGCAGCAGATGGTCCAGGACTACCTAGACAAGTACGAGGAGCTGACGGGCGAGTCTACGGAGCTGACCAGGGCGGATCCTGTGTCTCTGATCCTGTACGCCTGCTCCGTTCAGATCTTCCAGGCGATGCTCTATGTCGACCGGGCAGGGAAGCAGGATCTTCTGAAGTACAGTTACGGGGAGTTTTTGGATAACCTCGCGGCCTTAAAGGGCATCGCAAGAGAGCCTGCCAAGCCCGCGGTGGTGACGATGCGCTTCTCCCTGGCGGCGATCAGGCCGGACACGGTCGCGATTCCGCAGGGAACCAGAGTGTCGAACGGAGACCTGTACTTCGAGACGGACGAATACACCGAGATTCCGAGCGGAGACACTTATGTCGATGTGACGGCAACGTGCCAGACCGATGGCGAGGACGGGAATGGCCTCCTTCCGGGAGAGATCAACGTTCTGGTGGATCCGATTGCTTATGTGGCTTCCGTGGCCAACACGGAGTCCACGGTCGGCGGCACGGACATCGAGGACGATGACACGCTGGCCAGCCGGGTCTACATCGCACCGAGCAAGTACTCCGTGGCCGGACCGGAGGAGGCGTACCGCTACTGGATCACAGAGTTCAACTCTTCCATTTCGGACGTTTACCTGTCCAGTCCGGAGGCCGGGCAGGTCCTGATCGAATTTATCCTGGAAAACGGCGAGCTTCCGAACGAGGCCATGGTCAGGTCGCTGGCGGACTACCTCGCAAACAAGAACATCCGTCCGCTGACTGATGAGGTGATCGTCCAGATCCCGGCAACCACGACATTCAATGTGAATGTCCAGTACTGGATCAACCGCTCAGACATCAACAAGGCCGCGACCATCCAGGCTGCGGTCGAGCAGGCCGTCACGGACTACGTCTCCTGGCAGCAGTCCAAGATCGGCAGAGACATCAATCCGGACAAGCTGATCTCGCTCATGGAGCAGGCCGGAGCCAAGCGCGTGGCCGTCACGGAGCCAGTGTTCTCCGTGATGCCGGATGCGACCATCGGCAGGATCGGGACCAAGATGGTCTCCTATGGAGGGATAGAGAATGATTAAACTCACAGAGGGCGGCTTCGCTGATCTCTGGGGAGGGAAAAAGTCACCGGAGATCCTGTCCATAAGCTATGCCCTGCAGATGCAGGTCGCACGGATCGTGGCGGCGGCGGAGAAGACGAAGTGCTTCTCGGACATTGACAAGCTGGACGATGAGACGCTGGACTACTTCGCGGTGGAAATGCGGACGATGTACTATGACCAGTCCCTGCCCATCGAGAAGAAGCGAGCGATCATCAAGAACACTCTGAACTGGTACACCAAGGGCGGCACGTCCTCTGCGGTGACCGAGCTGCTCTCTGTCGTATTCGGAGAGGGCGATCTGGAAGAGTGGTTTAACTATGATGGCGATCCGTACCACTTCCGGGCTGTCCTTCCGGTCAGTCAGGGGTCGGCGGTCGGCGATATGAATCTGTTCCGGGAACTGATCCAGAAGATCAAGAACGTCCGCAGCCACGTGGACGAGCTTGTTCTGCAGGAGGAGACAGTTCTGAAGCTGAAAACGACCGAGGGAAAGTACCGTCTGTGCCCACCACGATGCGGAACAATCCCGATGGTGTCCACCGGATTCAGCCAGGACGCGATGAACCTCATCCTTCGGACGCAGGGCATGGCCGGAACGGCGGCGATGCTGCAGGCTTCCGAAGATGTCCCGGCAGGCGTTTCACCGACCACATCAACAGGCCTCGTTTCGGACGCGGCGGACGTCATACTCTCCAGTGCGCAGGCTGAAGGCACAAGCCAGATGCCGCACACGGGAGTGCCGAAAACTAATCAGGAAGGAGGACTCGTGAAATGATGACTATAACCAACGGCATGGCCGACATCGTGAACTTCATCAAGCGCGATGTGGTCTATGCCGAATACAAGTCGGGAAGCACCTGGACGCGGATCGCGCTGCATGATATCCGGCTGATCTCGAACACAAAGATCGCCATCTACATCATGTTCGGGACGGACTGCCCTGACAACATCTCAGGCATCCGGCTCTACAACGCGGCAGGCCAGGTCTGGGCGCAGGACACCTCGGTGGTGATCACCAAGACGAACTACCCGGAAGGCATCCTGTACCGCTTCACCATCACTCTCGTGCAGGAGTCCGAATCGTAAGGAGGTGAGAAACCATGAGAGACCCGATTAACTTTCTCGACCACGTGGTCGAGTATCCGGGACGGTTCCAGGAAACCGACCTGGGAAACAACCTGATCCAGCATGATCCGGCACCGGGTGAGATCGTCCAGGAAGGCACTCCGCTGAATGCGGCGAACATGAACCTTCTGGACACTGCGGCCCTGCAGGCCATCATGATGGGATCGCTGAACACTTCTCTCCTGCGGCAGCTCTCCGACAAGGTCGAGGCGCAGGCAGGCGAGCAGATCGAGGTCACGCTGACCAACACTCAGCAGTACCCGTTCAACAACAGCAACAAGGCCGTGCAGCTGGGTACCAACCGGAACAAGAAGAACTACACTGTCCTGGTGGAAGTTCTCTCTTCGGAAGGCGGCGGCGTGGGCGAGATCCTCGTCACGAACAAGCTGCTCAATGGATTCCAGATCGCATACACCGGAGCGGCCTCGTCCGTCACGGTCAACTGCATCGTGCAGGGAGGATTCTGATATGGCGAACGTGATCATTAAGTCCGAGGAAAGACGGGAGCAGGAGGCCTTCGTGGCTCGCTCCTTCGGAATCGGCAAAGAGGCAACCAGTGAGCAGCGCGAGGCGGTCGAGGTGATCGCCAGACGCTCCGAGGAAGCTGCGCAGGCAGGAAGAAGAATGGAGGGAAGATGACATGCAGGTTATTAAGAAGCCGGAAAATGCCACGAACGTGGTGGAGTATGAGATCATCGGCGGCAAGACCATCGACTTCGAAGACGGGGAGCTGTCCTTCAACGTCAAGAAGCGCGAGCAGGACGATGATGTGACCATTTACATCTGCAGGGACTTCCTGGGCGGACTCGTAATGGGAACGGCAGCAGGTGACACCTATGTCGCGGAGCTGTTCATCCCGGCCAGGGAGTATGTGGATGAGGGCGATGGTGAGGAGGCTACGCACACTCCTGTGCCGTTCGACATCGACAAGTGCGTGCTTACCCTGTGGGAGGAGGATTAAACCATGAGCAATTTTGACGATCTGAAACTGGCGGTCGAGTCTCTGACCGGAGGGAAGAACACGGTCCTGCTGGATGATGTCGGCCTGCCGTCCATCATGGTGGTGTGGCCGAAACAGAAAAACAACGCTCTCTTTGCTGGCGGCTCTGACATCGTTCATCCCGGCAGCATCGTGAACGGCGTGGAGAAGGATTTCTACGTTTCCAAGTATCTGAACGTGGTCTACAACAACCGCGCATACTCTCTCCCGATGAGGGATCCGAAAGCAAATATCAACTTCGACACGGCCCTGGCGAACTGCCGCAACAAGGGACGCGGCTGGGGCCTGACGCCTTATGCCCTGTGGGCGCAGATCGCGCTCTGGTGCCGCAAGAATGGTACGATGCCCAGGGGCAACAACAACTATGGATCCGATCACGCCTACGCTCACGAGAAAGGTGTGCCGAGCATGGCTCTGGATGCAGACAATCGTATTCAGAGAACGGCCACCGGATCCGGTCCGGCAACCTGGAACCACAACTGGCTTCCGGACGGCATCGCGGATCTGAACGGAAACGTCTGGGACTGGTGCGCAGGCATGCGCATCGTAGACGGCGAGATCCAGGTGATCCCGTATGCGAACTGCATGGATCCTGACGTCTCGCTCGGAGCTAACTCTACGGCGTGGAAGGCGATCAGTGCCGAAGGCGAACTGGTCGATCCGGGCACTTCCGGGACGCTGAAGTACGATTATCTGTCCAGCAAGATCACGCTGACCACGGACACGGTCACGGATGACGGCTCGACTTCCAGAGGAACCGGATACACGGCCCTCGGTCTGAAGTCCGGCCTGACCGTACCGGAACTGGCGAAGGCCCTGATCCTGTACCCGGATGAGCCGGGCGGAGATTACGGTGGAGATTACCGCTACGTGACGCTGGCAGGCGAGCGCGTGCCGAGCTGCGGCGGCTACTGGTACCACACTGGCCACGCAGGTGTGTTCTACGTGTCCCTCTACCACACTCGGGGCTCCTCGTACACGACCCTCGGCTTCCGCTCCGCTTACTGTGACCTGTAAACCGTCTCCTGTCTCCTGCCTGCGGTAGCAGGC